TGTTCTCATGTGATTCATAGCTATAGCTGTCTTTTCAGCACTGCCAGTCAAGGCGTTCATCCTATTTTCAACGCCTATCATTACGTTAGCAGCTTCAATAATTTCTCTTGTACTAAAAGCAGCCATGATGGCGTTTCTTAGACCTGATAATGCAGCACCAGTGCCTTTAACATTTTTCTTAAAATTGTTTATAGCTTTAGCAGACTGATCATTTCCTATAATAGAAAAATGAATATCTGATTTAGTTAGTGCTCCCATTTCTTTCTTCCTTTATTTCAAGATAAGCCAACCATCCTTGAAACTCCTCTACTGTAATCTCTTCAATTTCAGCTAAGGTTTTGTTTAGTTTGTCAGCTAGTGCATATCTTATGTATAGCTGCTTATCTTCAATTACTTTTTTTTAACTTCTTCCTGCGAGACATTGTTCATCATCTCACTAGAAACTCTAATTAATACATCTCTATCAACCCTCTCCAATAAGGTTTTCTTATCAGCGATTGTAAATAACTTTTCTCCAGCCTCGTTTAATGCTTTATATATTAAAACATAAGCCAATAACTGAACATCATCATCTTGAGCTAGTTTCATAAATTTAGAAGTCTCTGAAAGGGTTATTGGTTTACAATAAATCTTTAAAGGATTATCTTCATCATCACCCCATTCAGGGACTTCTATAATTCTAGTTTCTAAGCTGTCAAAATGTTTTTTTGCGTTATCTATAACTGACATTTTCTTATACTTCGTCAGGTGTTAAAGCACCATTGCCTTGTACTGAAATACTAGCTTCAACCAATCCATCAAATGATGCACTTCTTGAAACCCCAGTAACAATAGCTGAACCAGTATAATAAGTATCACCAGTTGTATCTCCTTCAGGATATACATTAAGAGTTACTTCTGAGCCAATGCTTAAAGCACCTTGTCCGTTAGTATCTGTTTCGTCCCAAAATACATCTAAACTTCCTGAGAAAGAAGTCAATGATGGTTTATAGCTTCTAGCAGAATCACCCATTGAAGTATCTTCTAAAGTATCAGCAGATTCCTCTATTGAGTAAGACTTAATTTCAGCTACAGCATTAGTACCGACTTTAACAGTACCTTCACTTCCTTTATGTGTTGCCATTTTCTTTTACCTCGTCTTCCGACTTTTTCTTTGAAGAAGGTTTAATTTTTTCTTGCGAATGGACTGCTTCTTCTTTCCAGCCCTTTTTCTTCATTGACTCAACCTGAGTAGGATGAGCTATGACAGAACTTTTGCCATTTGGACTAATTAATTTCATAATCGTCTCCTGTTAAACTGCTACGTCAGGATTGGTTTCCTTGACATAATAGTTAGTTAAAAATGTAAGAGATACATAACCTAAAGGCTTTTCTCCCTCAGCGTTAAACTCTATTTCTGTTGATTCTAGGTAGCAGTCCTTTGCTAAACCATCTAAGGTTCTATCTGCTGCTATTGCCTCTTCAACCTCTTTACTTATTGTATCAATAGTATCATCAAAGTTGCTAGTGGCTTTTGCATATCCTTCCACTACTACTGACAATTCTCTGCTCATTACACGATCAGTGCCTATTACTATAGGCTCTGAAGATTCTGATTTTGTATATATAACAAGTGCTGGTACTGTTTCTAACGGATAAACTCTTGACTCATAAACCCTAGTCTCTGTAGTTGTTAAATTGTTTAATGTTGTTCCAAACTTTTCTCTTATTTGCTGTCTTATATGGTTTGCCATTTTTACGCCTCTTCCAACATTAATGCACTGAAACCAGTTCTATCTGCTTGTATATTAACAACTGTATAATTTTGTGCTGGTTTTATTATATTCCCATTGGTGTCTTTTATTGCATAAACATTTATATAATCTCCAAATGCAACATTGGGAACATCAATACTTCTACAATAAACTATTGGCTTAAGTGCCTCAACGCCAATACCTTCAGTTTGCTCTATATATTCATTGTTTAAAATTACATTTATTGTTGATGTGTTTCCGCCATGTATATAATTGGCTTCCACACCATGACCATAATTAATATCTAAATAACCCAGCATATCTTCTTCAGTTTCTAATCTAAATTGAGACATTATTGTTCCTCTAAAACTAAAGATATTAGGCCTGTATTATCAGGCTCTACTGTTTTGACTAAAAAGGTTGTTTCAGGTTTCAGGACATTACCATGATTTGTTGTTATTGCATTTACTACAATCCTATCGTTTTGCACGATATATGGCACATCACTAGCCTTAATTATTGCTCTTGGCTGATAACCAGCTACAGGAACTGTACCACCTTCAATATTAAAATATTCCTGATCTATAATAATATTTATATTTGATGAGCCATCCGAATCAATATCAAACCAAGTATCAATCAATCCAACTCTTTCATCCCATAAATCTTGAGCCAAGCCAAAGAATGTAGCAGTAACACCATGACCTGTTGTTGTGTCAACATAAGCGTTAAAATCTGCTGCACTCTCTAATGGCATGATTTATTTTTTAGCTCTTGTTTTAGGAGCTTTTACTTTTGATGTTTCCAAACCAACACTTCTATCTTCTTTTTGAGCTTTAGGTTTGCCAACATGAACTTCTGCTTTGCCATAACCGCATAAGGAATGTCCTTCGCTTTCAGTAAGTTCAACTATATCACCAGCGTGTACTTTAGAACCGCCAGCCATTGTATCTGTTAAGATTTTATATTTTTTCATATTTAAGTTGGGGGCGTTTCCACCCCCATTCCATTTAAGCATTAGTTAATTAGTCGCTTGATTTACAGAATGATACTGCGTGTCTTACAGCTACATCAACAGTTTGTAGAGCAACAATTCTTACTCCACCTGAAGTTGATAATGCGTAAGGGTCAACAGTAATATCTAGTCCACCATACATACCAATTAATAAGTCTGCAAAGTTACCAAAGTAGAAATCTCCACTTGTTACTTGGTTACTTCTAATAACATTATATCCGTTCATAGTGTTATCAGGATTAACAACAAACTGAGCTGTATTAGTAGCTTTTTCAGTTGTTTTTAAAGTACCAAAGTCAGCAGGTCTACAAATGTAACCTAAAGAACCACTTAATGCGTTGTCATTAGCGATTGCAGATTCCATTGCTACGATTTCTGCCCATGTTGGGTTAGCAGCAGCAAAAGTTGTAGTGTTAATACCTGTAGTATTAGCAATACCTGTTGGCTGACCACTTGAACCTGAACCAGTTAAAGCACCTAAGTCAATTGCAGTAGCGATTGATTTTGTTAGGTCATCTCTGATTAAGTTCTCAACATCTAATGATGATTGTTGTAACAATAGTCTTGTTGCATCAGTGAAAGCACCGATTACTTTTGGTGACATTGTTACTGAACCAGCAGTAAATTCACTTTCAGCAGCAGGGTTGCCTTCTGTAGCAATCCAACCAGCAGATGAAGCAGCGGTTTTCTTAGGTATTACAACATTTCCTTGTAATCCTCTAAGCATTGTTGCTCCAGCTTGCATTACTGAAGATTCGTTTCTTAATACATCAATGAATGAATCTCCTCTGTAATCTTCAGCGATTAGAGTTGAGTCATCAGATGTGTTTAAGTCTCTTTTGCCCCAAGTTCTTAGGACATCAGCAGGCAACATGATACCTTGAGCATCTTTACCATACTGTCTTGCAGCTTCAGCAGAACATTCAAATTCAAATGCTGCATCTTGTTGTGCTTTTCTGTCAGAAGGATTAGCCATAGCTCTGATTGCTTTTACTAGGCTAAAATCTCTAACTTCTTCTTTGCTCATTCCAATTTCTGATGGAGTTTCTAAAGGAGTGTCATTAGAAATATTTTCTAATAATACGCCTCTAAATTCTTCAACAGAGATACCATTTGAAATGGCTTTGTCAGCTAAATCTCTTTTATTGTGTCTAGCTGCTAAATCTATGATCTCTTTTGAGTTTCTTTTAAATTCAGCTTTAGCTTCGTCAATAGTTTGAGTTCTAACTTCTTCTATATTTATGTCTTTATTTTCTGACATTATAATCTCCTTAAAGTTAATATTATTTTTATCTTCAGAACGACCAACACCAACTAGTCTTGACTGGTCAGCAGGAACACTTACAGAGGAAACCTCCATTGGAGTCCATTTTGCCTTGTAATAAGTCTCGTTGTTGCTTTCATATCGTTCCAATTTATCAATGCGATACCCTACCGATATGTTCATCCGTATCCCATCTTTTACATCTTCAAACACCTCTTGAGCCAAAGCAGATTTTCCAAATCTGACTACTGCTAAAGACCTTTTAGCAGTCTCATCTAGTTTGAATTCTTCAATCACACCAATTTGCTTAGTCATATCATGATCAAGCAATAATGGTGCTCTACCTGAGTTTATAAACTCCATATTTATATCATCAGCAGAATGTCCCAGCACTTCCATACCAAAACTTCTTTCAACAGGCTCTTCACTAGAAACGCCTACACGAACCACTCTATTTTCTTCATCAAGGTAAGAATGTTTGGACAGATCAATAGTTCTATATTTCATAGGCATATCAATTACTTTCCTTTCCTCTTCGCTTGATTCAGTCATAGACACTTCATCAGTTGTCTCTAATTCTTCACCTTCATGTTCTACATCCTCATGCTTCGCAAATTCAACGATAACTTTATCATCAGTTTCACTCACATTCAGGATATGTCTATCTTCTTTATTCATAGATTTCTCC